CCTGCCACAGCGCCTCGCCGTAGCCGACCGGCGCGGTGAAGGCGCCGGTGTTGGCGAACATCGCGGGCAGCCGCAGCAACAGATTGGCGCCGTCCATCGCGGCGCCGGCCGTCTGGGGGCGATAGAGGTCACACCAGGCGCCCGCCGCTCGCGCGGCCGCGCCCAGACCGCGCCGGATCAGGTCCGGGATGTCGGCGTTGTCGCTCGCGAGTGCCATGCCGCTCACACCACCAGCGCGATCGTGCCGTCACCCAGGGCGGGCCCCGGCGGCAACCCAAGAAACGCGCACAACCGGCGGCGCCAGTCGTCGAACAGACCGGCGCGCTCGCGCAGCTCGTTCGGGTTGCGCGTCCACACCGCCGCCTCGGCCGTGTCGAGCCGCGTGCTGGCATCCGTGATCGCGCCCTCGAGTGAGGCGAGCGTGCTCAGATAGCTCAGCACGACCGCGATCTCGGAAGTCGAGAGATTGTTGAGCCGGAATTCCATAAGGCCGTATGCCTGAAAGAATCGCCAGCCCTGGAAGCCCGACGCGCCGGCGCCATACGCGGGATAGCCGCAATAGCGACGAACGTCGGTCTTCTGCGCGTCGGTGAACGAGGTGGGCGTGCTCGAACCACTCATTGTCAACTCCGCGATGCACCGACGGCCGGCACCCTCTCGTCCACCCGGACGAGAGGGACGGGACGAGGACTAGCCGGCGTGCTCGACCATGACGGCGCGCTTGAAGTTGGCGTTGGTCGCCGTCGGGATCGTCTGCGGGTTCGTGGTGGTATCGGACGGGGTGCAGAAGCCGCCGATCCAGTACCAGCTTTGCGCGATGATCTGCTGCAGCCGGTCGATCGGCTCGCGCGTGACCATGGCGACGCCGTCGACCACGGAGATGATCGAGTCCTTGGGTGCGACGTCGGAGTCCGCCATCGCCGCGAAATCGCCCTCGATCAGCGCGCCCTTGCCGCAGACGATCGGCCGGCGGATCGGCTGGCCGCTGTTGAGGTTGTTGTTGGTGGTCACGAACGCCTCGGTCGTCGGGATGAAGCGCAGGCCGAGGAAGTCGTTGACCATGCCGCGCTTGAACACCTGGTTGGCGCTGGTGGCGCCGGTGAACAACTGGCGGAACGCCTGGTCGCCGAACAATTGCCGGGCGCTGACCGGGTCGAGATAGCAGTTGTACGCGCCATCGATCTCCGGCACCGCGTTCAGCCGCAGGATCGAGACGGCGTTCAGCAGCGTCGCCATGTCGAGCGTGTCGGTCGGCACGATCTGCGAGGTGTTGGTGCGTGCGTTCGGCCGCACGATCGAACTCGCAGTGCCGGCGGTGACGGTGTTGCCGGCGGTACCGTCGGCGACGGCGACCGGGACGGCGAAGCTCAGCACGCCGGACACACCGCCCGGCGCCAGCGAGATCGTGCTGGCATCGGTAGTCGCGCCGACCAGCTGGTAGGAATTGGCGCCCACCGTCACGGTGATCGGGTTGGTGGCGCTGACCGGCCCGGGCACGCCGTTGGTCCAGACCTGGGTGAAGCCGCGGATGTCATCGACGGCAAGCGTCGTGCCCGGCGCGCCCAGCGTCACCCGCACCCGCGTATTGCCGGCGAAGTAGGCGGGGAACAGCGCGTTGCGCGCCAGCTCGTCCAGGCTGCGCGCCGCCTGCTCGCCGTTGATCGCGGCATTGAGCAGGAACTGGCTGGCGATGCCGACGCGGCTGGTCACCATGTTCAGGTCGGCGGTCGCCGCATAGAAATTCAGCGTGATCGTGTATTGCTCGATGCTGAAGCTCTGCGGCGTCAGGCCGTTGTCGAGGTTGGTGTTGGTCGACGGCGGCAGCGGCGTCGTCACCGACGGCTTCAGCCCGGCGCGCGTCTTGGTCAGCGTCTCGCCGATGCCGACGGCGAAATCCTCGCGGTCGGCGACGGCGCGATAGCCGAGCCGGCTGGTCAGCGCCTGCTGGAACTCGCGTTCCAGGAAACCCTGCTGGATGATCGGCTGCAGGGCGAGCGGAAAATTCTGAATGCCCATCGGGGTCCTCGTGTTGCAGGATTTTTGTACAGGTCAGCGCGCGCCGCGCCGCAGGGCGGCGCAGCGTTGGCCGGATCAGGCGGTCAGGTCAGCGGCGCTTGAGCAGGTCGGCGCGTGCCTTCTGCCATTCCTCGACGTTCATCTCGGTCGCCAGCCGTGGCTTGGGCGCCTGCGCCGGCGGCGCCCCGGCGGTGGAGGAGGAGGAGCCGGCGCCGAACAGCCACGGCTTGCTGCGCCGCAGCTCGCGCATCAGCGACGCGGCGCCCTCGACCTCGCCATCGTCGCCGAGCCGCAGCTTGCCGGTGTCGAGCAGCTTCAAGCCGTCCAGATCGACCATGCCGGCGCGCACCGCCTCGGCCTTCAGCTCGGCGCGGATGAGGCGGCCATGCGCCTCGGCCAGTTGGCGCTCCAGCGCGGCCGCGTGCGCGGTCAGATCGGCCGGCGGGGTCGGGGTCTGCGTGTCGTCGCTCATGCGTTCGCCTTCGCAATGCGGGAAAGTTCGGCGGCCAGGTCGTCGATGTCGTAGACGTCGGCGATCGATTTCACCGCGGTCTCGCGCGACAGCAGGCCGCCGCCGACCAGCGCGGTCAGCGTCGCCGCGTCGCTCTGCCGGTCGGCGGCATCGGGCGGATACCAGCGCGGCCAGCGCAGGCCGAGACGCGCGACCGCGGGCAGCGGCGCGATCAGCTCGCCGTTGACGCGCAGCGGATAGATCGCCGAGGCCCGCACGATCATCGTGGCCAGTTGCAGCAGCGCGCCGCCGTAGCTGACGCGCAGATTGTCGGCGAGCCAGATCAGGCCCTGGTTCATCAGTTCCAGGGCCCGCCCGCTCTGCGGCGCGCTCAGCCGTTCGGCGCTGGCGCGGTTGCCGTGCACGCCTTCCAGCGCCAGTTCGCGCAGGAAGCGCACATAGTCGATCACCGCCGCCGCCGCGGTGCCGCCGATTTCCAGCAGCTTGGCGTCGCCCTTGTCGCTGACCACCAGCGCGTTGCCGGCGCCGCGGACGATCTGCCCGTCGGTGGCCGCCGGCTCGCGGATCAGCAGCGTCGGGTCGGACGAGTATTTCAGCCCGCGCCCGGCCTGCGAGAGCTGGTAGTCGATCTCGATCCCGGTCTCCACCGCCGCGCGAAAGCTGCAGGCGCCGTCGATGTCGTCGCCGCCTGGAAGATTCCTGATCCAGACGATCGGCACGAAGCCGAGCGCGTGGCGCACGCTGCGCCCATCGTCGATCTGCGTGGGCCTGCCGTCGGCAACCTTGCTCGGCACGAACCAGGTCTCGGCGTCGCTGTCCCAGACGCGCTGGAACCAGAATTCCGCCAGCGGGTCCTCGATGTCGTAGCCTTGTGCGACCAGCGCCGCACCGGGAACCTTGTAGGTTTCCGTTACCGACTGCAATTCGTCCGGCGCCTCGGCGCGCCACACCGGCGCCAGATACAGGCTCGGCAGCACGCGGAAGAAGATCCGCCCGCCGAGCACGCGCAGCAGCACCGCGACGCTGCCGACCGAGCCGCGCAGCGCCGCCTCCAGCATCGTCCGGTTCAGCCCGCCATCGCGGGCGATGTCGCCGAGCACGCTGCGCGTGCGCGCATCGTCGCAATCGATGGTGGGGAAATGGCCCTCGCCGAACACCAGCGAAAGACTGTCGTCGACGACGATCCTGGCCAGCGGGTAGCGCACCGAGGGGCGGCGCTGGCGCAGCGGGATGTATTCGCCGCCCAGGCCGCGCTCCTCGTGGAACTCGTAGGGCAGCGCATCGTACAGCCGGCCTTCCAGCACGCGCGTCAGCAGATCCAGCCGGCGCGTACGGTCGGGGAACGCCGGATCGCTGGGGATCAGCGCGCAGATGGTCTCGAACATGCGGGTCCTTCCACGGCGCGGCGGCGGCCGCGTTGCGTGATCAGCCGTTCAGCCTGGGCGGGGCGATGGCGATCAGGCGGGGTCGCGCGCGCAGGCCACAGCCCACGCCGCCCGCCATCGGTTCAAAGCGCGGGCATCGGCGCGGCCGGAGGTGCCATGGCCGAACCCGCCATGCGCCTGCGGCCACGGCCCGGCCAGTTCCTGCCGATCGGCCCCCGATGGTCGCGGATCGGCAGGCGCGGCCGCGCTCAGCCAGCGCGGGGGGCGACGGACGATGTCAATCGGTCGTCCAGGCGCGATACACCGTGACCGTCTTGGGCGGCATCAGGCTGTCCATATACAGGCAGGCCAGCATCACGCAGGTGACGATGCCGACCATCGCGCCGATGTCGAAGCTGACATTGGCGGTCAGCGGCACGTTGTATTCCGCCGGCACCATCTGCCGGAACGGGCCGGGCGCCAGCACATAGAGGTAGGTCGGCAGGCTCAGCACCGCCGCCACCAGCCCCAGGAACGGCAGCTTGGTGGAATGGGTGAAGCCGATCGTCAGCGCGCACAGCAGAACCACCGTGCCGGCCATGTGCAGTTGCAGCAGCGTGGCGGTGACGCTGTCCCTGGCGAAGTCCGTGCCGACCGATTGTGCCTGCAGCTTGCAGGCATCGACTGTGCCGATCAGGCAGGTGATAATTTGCGTTCTGTTAACCGGCGCATACGCCATGCAACACTCCTCAACAGATCGGCTATCATTACTGCCGTGTCGCACGTCATGCTGCCCGAGTCCAGTCTTCTGCGCGACCGTCCCATGACCGCGAGGTCGAGCCGGCGCACCGCGAGCAGATGTCGCGCACCGTCGGCCAGCCGGCCTCGGCGCTCCGGCGCTTCGGCTGCCGATCGAACTACTTCGAGGTTGTCTTGTAACAACCCGTGTTGACAGCGATCAGGGACACACCCGCCTTGGTCCCCAACAGGCTGTCTTTGGCGGAAATCACCTGGATGCCGGATTGACCGAGCAATTTCGACAGATCGGCCGGGTCATCCATTTTCACAAATTTTACCGCAACCGCTTTGGCATCACCGACCGATGTGCCGAAGCCGATTTTCCCGTCCTTCGCCAAATCGAACAGCTTTGCGCTGACTTCAGGCTGCGCAAACGCCTTCGGGTCGAACCCATACGCGAACGTCGCTGCGCGGACGACCTGGGGATTCGTATACACATCGAGGGCCAGTTTGGTTTTCGACCAGAAGCCAAGCTGCCGATACTCGCCGGCCGGCACGGTTCCGTCGGCGGCCGTGCACCCCATCAGCCTCGTCGTTGCGACATCGTCGGCCTGGGCTGCGGCGACCGCCAGGGCGGCCACTGCCGCGCCGATGACCAAGAGAGCGCGCATTCGCCTGCCTCCTTCACGTCAGCCTATCGTATTGGCACCGTGGAACAGCGTGTAAATCAGACCGGGTATACCAAACGACGTCACCAGACATGCCAGGAAATCATGTTCCCGGTGCAAGGCAAAGACCACTCCCGCGATCCACACCGCAGCGCACGCCACCGCACCCAGATAGGTGCCCAAGGCGATCGCCGGCGGAATCCCGTTGGGCAATGCTTCGATCGCATTCCGGGTCAGCGGATAAATGCCAATCCCGGCACCTATGAACGCGCCAAGCCACCGGTGCGTCCAAGGAACGTGCATGTAGCGCTCACAGGCTTGACCATGTTGCCACGTGGGACAAACGAACTTGGACATGCCATCTCCGCAGCGAGATAATTGCGAAGACTATGCCGCATGCCACTGCCTGTCCATTGCCGCACTACCGCGCCATGAACGCGAGGTCGAGCCGGCGCACCGGGGCGCGCGCCTCGGCGCACAGGGTCAGCGCGCGGGCCAGCGCGTCCACCTGGTCGTCCTTGCGCCCGCCCGGGAAGTCGCGCAGCTCGTCGAGGAAGGCGCGGTTCCACGGCGCGCGGACGATGAACAGGTTGCCGGCATCCACCTGCGCCGCCGCCGGCGCCGCCCGCGTGACCTTCGATCCGGTCTCCGGCCCCGCCACCACGCGAAACCCGGCCAGCAGCCCCGCCAGCCATGCCACCTGCTGCTTGCCGGCCTGCCCCGGGTCCTGCGGCAGGCCGATCGGCACCTCCCGCCCGTCGAGCCCGGCCGTCTGCACGATCGCCTCCGCCACCTCGCGCGGGCCGCCGCGCAGCCGGCGGATGTCCAGCACCACCAAGGCGCCCGCCGCGCTGCGGCCGAGCTTGAGGCCGACCGTCCAGTCCGGGTCGCGCCCGGCACCGGCGCTGGTCGCCGCCAGGTCCCAGGCGCGCACCGCGCGGTCGCAGGCCGGGGCACTGTCCAGCACGCCGATGCGGCTGCTCTGGAACAGCGCCTCCGCCTCGGCGCGCGGCGCCTGCTGATACAGTGCCGCCCAGGCGCGGGCGCCGACCGCCTGGCGGCGGCGCTCCAGCGCCTTGGCATCCTCCCAGGCCGGCCAGAGCGGCTCGCCCGGCGCGCGGCCGAGCGGATCGTTCTCGGCTTCCGCCAGCGCCGGCAGGCGCAGCGTCTGCCAGTCGTCGCCGCTGGCCAGCAGCCGGCCGGCCAGGTCGTCCTCGTGCCAGCGGGTCATCGCCAGCACGATCCGCCCGCCAGGCACCAGCCGCGTCGTCAGCTCGGCGCGATACCAGTCCCACAGCGCCTCCCGCACCAGCGCGCTTTCCGCCTCGGCGGCGGTCTTGATCGGGTCGTCGATGACGATCAGGTCGGCGCGGCGGCCCATCAGCGGGCCGCGCACGCCGGCGGCGAAGTAGCTGGCGCCGGCGCGGGTGGAAAAACGCCCGGCCGCCCGGTCGTCGCGCGCCAGCCCGTCGCCGGCGCTGCCGTCCGGCGCCAGGCCCGCGCCATGCTCGCGCACCAGCGCCCGCACGCGGCGGCCGAAATGCGCCGCCAGGCTTTCGGTGTGGCAGGCGGCGATGACGCGCGCCTGCGGCTTGCGCAGCAGATACCAGGCCGGGAACACCACGCTCGCGTAGGTGCTCTTGGCGCTGCCCGGCGGCATCAGCAGCATCAACCGGTCGCACTGGCCGCTGGCCACCTGCTCCAGCCGGTGCAGCATCATCCTGTGGTGCGCGGCCGGCGTGAACGGTGCCACCACCCGCCTTGCCCAGACCGGCAAGGACGGGACGGCGACGGGTCTGGCCGGCTTCATGGGCTCCGCAATGGGCGGCGAGCCCCGCCTTCGGGGCATGCCGCCGATCATGCAGGAATTTTTACCCGTTCCTGGGGCATCCGGGCAAGCCGAATCGTGTTAGTTAAAAAAATCCGAAAATCGGTTGCAATACCGACCGAATTGGCCTATCCGCCTTGCGGTCGTATGTCACCAAAAGGAAACGGCGATGGCGGATCCTCCGTTCGGCGACGGGCCGTATCATCTGACGACGCACGCGCTGGCCTGCAACGTGGAGTTTAACGGCCCCGGCACTTTCCTGCTGGGCGAGCAGACCGAGGACGGGTTCCTGGTCGCCTGCGTTGGTCGCTCGGACACCGACATCAACGCCCGGTTGCAATCCATGGTCGGCAAATACCGGCATTTCCTGTTTGCCTACGCGCCCAGCGCGCATGCCGCGTTCGTGCAGGAATGCGCGCTGTTCCACGATTTCCAGCCCGGCCACAACCCGCAGCACCCGCAACCGCGGGTCGGCACCGCCTGGGCCTGCCCGCGCTGCGAGGCGACGCGGTTGCAGGCCGCCTGACCGGCGCGATCCCGCGCGATCCCAATTCGTTAGCGTGCTGCGTTGCAGTTGCATGCCAGCCATGCGCCGGCGGGCGTGCACTGACACGCTGCGCAGGACGGAAATCCTGCTTTGCCGCGGCGGCGCGGCGCGGCGCCCGCAAATTTTCCTAATGATGCGACCGGCGGCTGGCGCCGGACAATGCAGGCGGGCCTGCAGGTTAAAATGATTGGCGCCGGCCAAGTAGCTTAACGTCTTGCCTTGGTCCCGCCCAAATGCGCAACGCCGGCAGCGCCGACAACTGCCGCAATGCCGCCGCTCTGTTCATGCCGCGTCGATTTCGGGTTGACCGGGGGGGCGGGAATTGCTCATGTGCGCTTCGTTCGATCCTGTCGGGTGGGCGATCCATTCCGGCTATGTTTCCACCAGGAGCATCGGCCGGGGCGCCCCGCCCGACCGGATTGGCCCATCCTGACCCGGCGCGGCCCCGGCCGAGCCGGGGCCCGTCGCCGGACCCAGACCAGCCAATGCGCCGGTCCTGCGTGGGTCCGGGCGCCGGGTCGCAAAACGAAGGGGGATACCCTGATGTCGTCACGCCCTGGCCGGGCCCTGCCCGGCATGTTCCTCTCGATGTTGCTGGCCAGCTCGGTGCTGGCCGCCCCCTCGCCCGCCGCCGCGGCCACCGACACGCCCGCCGCCGGCCCCGTCAACAAGCTCGCCGGGCCGGAGGCGCGCCGCCCGGCCGGCAGCCCGCGCACCGCCAAAGCCGCCAAGGCGGCCACCCACCGGCCGGCCGCCGTCGCCGCCGCGCGGCGGCATTTGCAGCAACTGGCGCAGCCGCACACCAGGACGCCGCGCACCGCCTATGCCCAGGCGGCGCCGCCCGCCGCCGCCCCCCGGGTCGCCCGCGCCGGCTTCATCGACGACGGCTTCACCTATATCGAGCAAGCCAACGGCCGGGTGATCTGGAAGCAGACCGGCGTCGCCTCCTGGTATGGCGGGCACCACTGGCAGGGCAACCTGACCGCGAGCGGCGTGCGCTACGACGAAAAGCAGCTCACCGCGGCGCACGCCACTTTGCCGCTCGGCAGCCGCATCCGCGTCACACTGGCCAATTCCGAGCGCTCGGTGATCGTGATCATCAACGACCGGCCGGGCACCCGCAGCCGCATCATCGACCTCAGCCGCGGCGCCGCGGCGGCGCTGGGCATCCTGTCGCAGGGGGTGGCGGTGGTGACGCTGTCGCCGGTCTGAGCCGCCGGCGGCCGGCCAGTCTATGTCGCACTGCGAAACGGACTGGTAATTCCGCGCAAATACGCCGGCAATGATGCAAGTTTGATTGTCCGATAGCGGGGCCGGTGCCAGCATCGCCGGCATGACGCGCGACATACACTTGCCGGAGCAGGTTGCGGCACTGCCGGCCGCGGCGGCGGCGCCGCGCCTGCTGCTGGTCCCGCTCGGCGATGCCCGGCTGGCCGCGCTGGCGCCGGTGCTGGCCGAGCTCGGCCTACCGGCGACGCTGGCCTTGACCGAGGCGGACGCGTTGGCGCTGCTGGCCGGCGGCCCGCTGCCCGACATCCTGCTGACCGCCTGCCCGGCCTGCGTCGCCCCCGCCAATGCCCGCTTCGCCCGCATCTGCCGCAAGCGCTGGCCGGGGCTGGCGCTGCTCTATGTCACCTACCTGCCGCGCCCGCCGCCGCCCACGCTCGGCCCGCGCGAGCAGGTGCTGCCGGCGCCGTTCGACGAGGCGCAGCTCCGCGCCGCCCTCGCCGGCTTCGGCGGCGCCGAGTCGCTGGCGGCCTGAGCGGCTACAGCAGCGGCGGATGCACCAGCGCGAGCGTGCCGGTCGCGGTGCAGCGCGGCGTCACGTACTTCACCTCGGCCTGCGCGCCGGCGAACCGGCCGCTGACTTGCAGCAGGAAGTCGGGCCTGCCGGGCTGGGCCGTGTTCAGCGTGGCGGTGAACCGGCCGTCCGCGCCGATGGCGCCCGCGATCACCAGCGCCCCGTCGCCGGGGCTGAAGGCGAACTGCGTCCCCTTGCGCGCCAGCGTCACCGTGGCGAGGTCGCAGCCGGGCAGCGGGCCGACATAGCGCACGCCGTAGCCGCGCACGCTCTCCGCGCAGCCGCAAAGCCCCGCACCCGCGAGGCCCGCCAGCATCGCCGCCATCGGTGCCGCCTTGCGCCGCATGCCCTGCCCCGCCGCCCGTCCCGCCCGCCCATCCCGTCCGCCGGTCTAGCCCGCCGCCGCCCGCCGGTCGACCGCGCCGCCGCCGATCGATTCGCCCCGATGACGAAACATGTCAATCGACGCCGCTGCTGCCGCCCGACTAAGACCAGCGGGCGACATGCGCCGCATTTCGCAAATCACCCGCAAACAAGACCGGGGGGCATACTGCCCACGGCATCAGGAGGACTTGCCCGTGCTCAGAACATCCATCGCCGCACTTGCCGCGGTCACGCTGGCCGCCGCCCTGCCCGCCGCGGCGCACGCCGCCTCGCCGCTGGTGCAGCGCTACAGCTTCACCCTCGCCCCCGGCGGCAGCACCAGCATCAGCCTGCCGGTCGCCACCCTGCCGGTCGAGGTCAACGTCACCCTGTCGGCGCAGAACGCCGGCACCCAGACGCCGAGCGAGCTGGCGCGCGTGCTGGTCAACGAGGACAGCAGCTCGCGGCAGCTCACCTGGATCGGCACCAGCTCGGACGGCAGCAGCAGCGCCGGCACCACGCTGGCGCCGGCCACCGTCGCCACCATCGGCGGCGGCAACCTGGCGATCACCGCGACCGCCGGCACCGCGACCGCGCTCGGCAAGCTGGTGTTCACGCAAAGCGCCAGCCGCACCACGATCAACGGCCACTACGAAGTCACCGTCATCTATTGAGGCCGCCCCCGCCGGGCCAGCCCCCAGCGGGGACCGGTTGCCGTGCCGGTGACGCGATCGCGATCGTAATCTTCATCGCACATTAACGCGTGCGCCGCAGACTGCGGGCAACTCGCAACAACGCCGCAAAGCAGGCCCAGGCCCCGCATGTCCCAGACCGAGCCACCGTCCGCTCGGCCCGCCATGAAAGCGCCGGCGCGGGCACGGCGCGCCGCCGCCGATCCGCCGCCGGACCCGACGCTGTGCGAGCAGGAGCCGATCCATATCCCCGGCGCCATCCAGCCGCATGGCGCCGTCCTGGTCGCCCGCGCCGACGGCCTGCGGATCAGCCACGCCAGCGCCAACCTCGAAGCCATGCTCGGCGCCGCGCCCGGTGCGGTGTTCGGCCGGCCGCTGGCCGAGGTGGTCGGCATCCCCGCCTGGCTGGCGCTGGCCGGCGCCACCACCCAGCACGGCGACGCCCAGGAGATCGCCGGCCCGCACGACACCCGCCTGCGCCTGAATGCGCATCTGCACGCCGGCCATCTGTGCGTCGACATCGAGCCGCACCGGCGCGAGAGCTGGCGCAACGCCCCGTTCGCCCCGGTGCGCGAAGTGCTGGATTCGTTCCAGGCGGCGCGCTCGCAGACCGAGCTGTGCGACCTCGCGGTGCGCTGCCTGCGCGCGATCACCGGCTACGACCGGGTGATGGCGCTGCGCTTCCGCGACGACGGCTCGGGCGACATCGTCTCCGAGGCGCGGCTGCCGCGCCTGCCGCCCTATCTCGGCCAGCGCTACCCGGCCAGCGACGTGCCGGCGCAGGCCCGCGCGCTGTATCTGCGCCAGCGCTTCGGCGCCGTGCCGGATGCGCATTACCACCCGGTGCCGCTGCTGAGCGACCCGGCGCTCGGCGCGCTGCCGCCGTTCGACCTGACCTACAGCGCGCTGCGCAGCGTCTCGCCGATCCACCGGCAATACATGCAGAACATGAAATCGCGCGCCAGCCTGACCATCGCGCTGGTCGAGGGCGAGGCGCTGTGGGGCCTGCTGATCTGCCACCACCGCAGCCCGCGCATCGTCGGCCCGGACATGCGCAGCCTCGCCGTCATCATCGGCCGCACCGTCTCGCTGCTGCTGGCAAGCCTGGGCGCCGCCGAGACATCGGCACGCCAGGTGCGCCACAGCGCCATCCTGCACACGCTGATCGACCGGCTGTCCAGCGCCGTGCCGCTGGTCGAATCGATGGCGATGATGGGCACCGAGATCCTGCGCCTGGTCGATGCCGAAGGGGCGCTGGTGCGCTATGGCGGCAAGCTGATCACGCTCGGCGCCACGCCGTCGCCGGAGGACAGCCTGCAGGCGCTGCACACGCTGTATCCCGGCCCGGGCGGGGACGTGCTGGCGATCAACGATCTGGGGCTGCGCTATCCCTCGCTGGTCGACTGCACCGAGGCCGGCAGCGGCGCGCTGCTGCTGCCGCTCGACGATGCCGCCGACAGCGCCATCCTGTGGTTCCGCCCGGAGCGCCCGCGGGTGATCACCTGGGGCGGCGACCCGAACGGCCACGCCAGCGTCGATGCGGCCACCGGCAAGCTGCTGCCGCGCCATTCGTTCGAGCCGTATCGCGAGGTGGTGTACGGCAACGCGGTGCCGTGGTCCGAGCTCGACCTGTCGCTGGCGCGCGCCTTCCGCCGCGTCGTCGAGATCGAGCAGGCCCGGCTGCGCAAGCAGCAGGAACTCGAACGCTCCAACGCCGATCTGGAGGAATTCTCCTACGCGGTGTCGCACGACCTGAAGGCGCCGCTGCGCGCGATCACCCATCTGGCGCAATGGATCGCCGAGGATCTCGGCCCCGACATCAAGCCATCGACGCGCGAGGACCTCAAGCTGCTCAGCGAGCGGGTGGGGCGCATGCAGACGCTGCTCGACGGGCTGCTGAACTATTCGCGCATCGGCCACCAGCAGAACGCGATCGGGCCGGTCGAGGTTGGCGCCGTGGTGCGCGACGTGCTGGCGCTGCTGGTGCCGCCGCCCGATTTCATCGTCACCACCGAAGGCGGGGCAGTGATGCTGCGCACCGAGCGCGTGGCCTTGCAGGTGGTGCTGGAAAACCTGATCAGCAACGCGATCAAGCACCATGATCGTGGCTGCGGCTGCATCACCGTCGCGGCGCGGCGGCTGCCGGATGGCGCGGAGATCCGCGTCACCGACGACGGCCCCGGCATCCCGCCGCAATTCCACGAGCGCGTGTTCGGCATCTTCCAGACGCTCAAGAGCCGCGACGAGATCGAATCCAGCGGCATCGGGCTCGCCATCGTCAAGCGCAAGATCGAGGTGCATGGCGGGCGCATCTGGGTGGAAAGCGCGCCGCCGGCGCGCGGCACCAGCTTTGTCTTTACCTGGAAGGACTCATTATGACCAAGACCAAGACGGTCACGATCCTGCTGGTCGACGACGACATGGTGGACCGCCGGGCAGTGAAACGCTCGTTCCAGGAACTGAAGATCGCCAACCCCGTCGTCGAGGCCGGCGACGGGCTGGAGGCGCTGGAGCATCTGCGCGGCCAGAATGGCAAGCCCAAGCTGCCGGCGCCGACGCTGGTGCTGCTCGATCTGAACATGCCGAGGATGGGCGGCCTGGAATTCCTCGACCAGTTGCGCGCCGACGCCGAGCTGCACCGCACCGTGGTGTTCGTGCTGACCACCTCGGCGGCCGACGAGGACCGGCTGAAGGCGTACGACCACCATATCAGCGGCTACGTGCTGAAATTCCGCCCCGGCCAGAGCTTCATGGAAGCGATCGGCATGTTGCAGGCGTACTGGCGCGTCGTCGAGTTCCCGGACTAGCCGCCGCACAGTCCCTGCCGCCGGTAGGGTGGGCTTGCCCACCGCGCGCCGCACGAACCCGGTGCCGCGCGCGTGCTGGCGGCGGGTTTGTGCGTGGCAGGGTGGGCTGAAGCCCACCCTGCGGCCACCCTGACGGTCGCGGCGGCTACTTCTTCTCCCGGTCCGCCGCGCGCGCCAGCCGGGTGGCGGTGCGCAGCAGGAACGCCCGGTCGTCCTCGGTGCAGGCGCGATACAGCCGCAGCAGCGCGTGCTCGGTCGCATTCTCCGCCCCGGCCGACGGCTTCTCCGTGGTGCCGCTCAGCAGATGCTGGATCGACACCGCCAGCACGCTGGCGATCTTGGTCAGGTTGCCGCGCACCTGGCCGGACCGCTCGGTCTCCCACTGCGCCACCGCCGAGCGGCTGACGCCGACCTCCCCGGCCAGGTCCGCCTGCGTCATGCCGCGCGCCAGACGGGCGGCGCGGATGCGCGCGCCCACCGATTCCAATCCGTCGTCGTCCATGCCTGCCCTCGCGAATCCGAACGGCCTCAGGCTTAGGTCACTTGCGCTAACCCGTCCACAACAGAGTTGTTGACAAGTTGTCGTCAGATGGACTAACGTCAGGTCATCGCACGTGACAGGTGCGTCCACGCAACGAAAGGGGACGGCGATGGCCCGGATGGACTGGACCGCGGCGCGCGACGCGGTGCTGCGGCGGCTGCGCGCGGAGGGCTGCGGCTGGCCGGAAATCGGCCGGGAACTGCAAGTCTCGCCGGATGTGGCGCGCGAGCGCGGGCGGCGCATCGGCGCCCGCTTCCCCACCCACCTGCCGCGCCCGCCGGCCGAGGACCGCGCCCGCCCGGCGCGGCCGCCCGGCCATCCCGCCACCTGGGGCCTGCTGGTCGAGGGCACCACGCTGGCCGGCTGCCCCTGGCCGGGCTGGCGCTGGTGAGGCGCCATGCGCCACCCGACCGACCCGCCCGCACCGTGGCGGGCGGCGGCGACGCTGGGCCGGCTGCTGGCGCAGGGGCTGCTCGACCCCGCCGAGGCCGCCGCCGCGCTGGCGGCCGCCCCGGCGCCCGGCGCCGATGCCAGCGGCTGGGCGGCACGGCGGGCCTGGCGGCTGGCGGCGGCGCGCGACGGCTGGGCCCGCGCCCGCCACAGGGCGCTGCTGGCGGCCCGGCAGGCGCTGCCGCCGCTGCTCGCCGCCCGCGCCCCGCGCGCCGTCCTGGAGGCAACCTTGGCCGATTGCGACCCGCATCACGCGCTGACCGCGGCCGAGCGCCGCCGCCTGCTCCGCCACGCCGTCACCACCGCACTGACCGGGCGAGGACGATGACCGACATCTGGACGCAATGGGAGGCGACGCGGCCACCGCTGGCGGCGGTGCCGGCGGCGCTGCCGCTGCCGGAAACCATCCCGCCGCGCGAATGGCTGTATGGCAGCCGCTATGTCCGCCGCTTCGTCGCCGTGCTCGCCGCCCAGGGCGGGGTCGGCAAGTCGGCGCTGGCGCTGGGGCAGGCGGTGGCGCTGGCCTCCGGCCGGCCGATCCTGGGCGAGCGGGTGCACCACCGGGCGCCGGCCTGGGTGCTGAACCTGGAGGACCCGCTGGAGGAGCAGCACCGCCGGCTGGCCGCGCTGCTCCGCCTGCACCGCCTGCCGGACGAGGCGGTCGCCGGCCGGCTGTTCCTGCATTCCGGCCGCCAGCGCGGCGTCTCGATCGCCACCCTCGCAGCGGACGGCGGCATCCTGCACCCCGACCGCGACGCGCTGGCGGCGGCGGCCAAGGCGGCCGGGATCGGCCTGATCGTGGTCGACCCGTTCGTCAAGTCGCATGGCCTGGACGAGAACTCCAACCCGCACATGGATGCGGCGGCGACCGCCTGGGCGGAGGTGGCCGAGCATAGCGGGGCGGCGGTGCTGCTGGTGCACCATGTGCGCAAGACCGGGCCGAACGCGACGCTGGATGTCGAATCGGCGCGCGGGGCGAAGGCGCTGACGGACGCCGCCCGCAGCGCCAGCGTGCTGAGCCCGATGGCGGCGGAGGAAGCGGAGCGGCTGGGGGTGGCGCCGGCCGAGCGGTTCCGCTTCGTCCGCCTCGACGACGCCAAGGCCAACATGGCCCCGCGCGCCGAGCAGGCGCTGTGGTACCGGCTGGAGGCGGTGCCGCTCGGCAACGGCACCGAACTGTATCCGCTCGGCGACCATGTGGCGGCCCTCGCCCCCTGGAAGCCGGCGAGCCCGTTCGGCGGGCTCGATGCGAAAGCCTGCAATGCGGCGCTGGACCGGATCGATGCCGGGCCGGAACCCGGAAAACTCTACGCCGCCAGCCGCGGCGGCTTCGGCGGCAACGGGCGCTGGGCCGGCAACGTGCTGCTGCAAATGGGGGTCGCAGAGCCCGAGGCGGCGCGGATCATCGCCGCCTGGCTCCGCTCCGGCCTGCTGACCGAGACCGCGTATCGCGACCAGACGCATCGGCGCAATCGCCGCGGCGTGCGGGTGGTCGCGGCCAAACGACCGAGCGTTTCCACAGCCAAGGACAAAGCCGATGACAGCGACAGCCACCTATGAGCACGGCGCGGACTATCAGCACGGCGCGGACCACGGCGCGGCCCACGGCACGGCCACGGCGGCCCGGCGGGCCGGGGGGGCGCCGGCCGCGCGCCCCGCGCCGTGCCCCCCGGCTCTGCCGGGGGGGCACGGCGGGCGGC